GCATTCCTGCCGTATCTGGCAGCGGATCGCGGTGTCGCCGAATGGAGCACCAGCGCACCGGAAACTGAGAAGCGCCTGACCGTCGAACTGGCCTGGCCCACCGCACGCCAGGCCGGCACCCGCAAGGCGCTGGAGAACGCGGCCAAGGGTTTGCAACTGCGCCCCGAAGTCCGCGCCTGGTACGAACAGACGCCGCCCGGCGTGCCTTACAGCTTCAGCGTACGCGCCTTCAGCGAGCAGCCTTACAGCGCAGAAATCGACACCCGTCTCGACCGGCGTCTGGCCGATGCCAAGAGCGAACGGGACATTCTTTCGGTGACAGTTGGCTTGAGCGCGTTCGGCAGTCATTCCATTGCCGCTGCGACCTTTTGCGGTGAGCTGACCACGGTTTATCCGGTGTTCATCGAAGGGCTCGAAACCTCGGGAGAGGCGTTCCTGGCTGCCGGCATGTACACCGTCGAAACATCCACTATTTATCCTCAGGGGGCCTGAATGGCTGACTATTACACCCTGCTCACCAACGCAGGGATTGCCTACGAAACGGCGTGCAAGGCTGCGGGCCTGCCGATCAAGCTGACGCAGATTTCCGTCGGCGACGGCGGCGGCGCGGTCTACAACCCGGCCGCGACGGCTACCGCGCTGAAGCGCGAAGTCTGGCGCGGTCCGCTCAACGCGCTGTTCCAGGACGAGAAGAATCCGAGCTGGCTGCTCGCCGAAGTCACCATCCCCCCGGACGTCGGCGGCTGGTACGTGCGTGAAGCGGGGCTTTGGACCGACACCGGCATTCTCTACGCCATCGTCAAATATCCGGAGTCGTTCAAGCCGGTGTTGGCGACGTCGGGCTCGGGTAAAGAGTTCTACATTCGCTCGATTTTCGAGACCAGCAATGCGTCGTTGGTGACGTTGCTGATCGACGACACCGTGGTCAAAGCCACCCGCGCTTGGGTAATGAGTTACCTCGCCGAAGAACTCGGAAAACTCGATGGCAAGCAGTCGGTGCGTGTCGCCGCAAGCACCAATATCGTGTTGAACGGCGCGCAGCAAATTGACGGTGTCGCAGTGATTGCTGGCGACCGCGTGCTTGTTGCGAACCAGACGCTGGCCAAGGACAACGGCCTGTGGATTGTTGCCAACGGAGACTGGGGGCGGGCGAGCGATGCCAATAGCAGCGCCAAGGTGACGCCGGGGCTGACGGTGATGGTGGAGGAGGGCACGGCGAACGGCGACTCGCTGTGGCACCTGACCACCAATGCGCCGATCACCCTTGGCACCACCGCGCTGACCTTCAAGATGCTCGCCGGGCGTACCGGGATTGCTGCCGGGACTTACAAGAGTCTGACGGTTGATGAATATGGCCGGGCGACTGCGGGTGCCAATCCTGAAACGCTGGCCGGTTTTGGCATCAAGGATTCCTACACCAAGGCTGAAGTTGAAGCGCTGATCGCCAAGGCATCGGCATTGCCCGTGGGTTCGATTGTGGCGTTTCCGGTTGAAGCCTCGCCGCCAGGTTTTCTGGAGCTGGATAACAGCGTCAAGAGCAGTGCGACGTATCCGGACTTGAGCGCTTATCTGGGCGGCAAGTTCAATAAGGGTGATGAAGGGGTTGGGAATTTCCGCTTGCCTGAGGCGCGTGGTGAGTTCCTGCGCGGTTGGGATCATGGGCGTGGGGTGGATGCTGGACGTGGTCTTGGTAGTTGGCAGGCGGACGACAACAAATCCCATATTCACGGGACGACCTACGACGTTATCGCCGATATTTTCATGGCCGGCGACGTCAGGCGGAACTATCTCCAGCAGTACAACAATACGGACGATGTTGTAACAAAGGCATCGGGTGGGGCGGAGGCACGCCCACGCAACATCGCCGTCATGTGGTGCATCAAAGCCTGGAACGCTCCGGTCAATCAGGGAACCATCGATGTAGCGGCCTTGGCGAAGGAAGTCGAACGGCTCAAATCCGCCGTTCCGGTGGGCGCTGTTCTGGCATTCCCGACAGGCATCGTCGCTCCCGGTTATCTGGAACTGGATGGCAGTGTGCAGAGCATTGCGACTTATCCGGATCTAGCGGCTTTTCTTGGTACCACTTACAACAAGGGTAACGAGGGGGCGGGTAACTTCCGCTTGCCGGAGTCGCGCGGTGAGTTCCTGCGTGGCTGGGACCATGGGCGTGGTGTGGATGCTGGAAGGGGTGTCGGCACGACTCAAGCAGAGGCATTTGCTGCGCACAACCACCGCTATTTTGATGGCACTGCTGCGACCTTTGATCCCGCAGGTAATTGGCAGGCAGGCAATATTAATGGTGCGGCAGCGAGTATCTCAGTGGGTGCATTTCTTTCCACGGTAGATAGCGGTTCCACTATGCAGATGGTGAACGCCCAGAATACGGTGAACACTGGCGGAACTGAAACCCGCCCCCGCAACCTCGCCGTCATGTGGTGCATCAAGGCCTGGAACGCAGCGGTCAATCAGGGAGGCATCGATATCGCGGCTCTGGCCGTTCTGTCGCAACAGGCCACTGAAACCAACCAAGGCACAGCGAAAGTCGCTACCCAGAATCAAACCAACGCAGGAACCGACGATACAGTCATTGTATCGCCAAAAAAACTGCGCCTCGGATTCGAGATCAGCCTCGCCACCAATGGATACATCATTTTCCCCTCGTGGCTCGGTGGCTTGATGCTGCAATGGGGGTTGGCGAACATGCCGGGGACATCCGCAAACTTCACTTTCCCAATTGCCTTCCGTAACAACGTCTTTCAAATGATAGCTACTGATGGGGGTGGGGGGGCTCATCCTTTGGGTGTAAGTCCAGTAACGACCGGCTTCACCGCTTGGAGTAACGTGGCGACGACGAACCTCCGCTATCTGGCCATAGGTAACTAAAATGCGTTATTACATCAAATCAACAGACTGCACTTATTTGGACCGTGTGCATTCGGTGATGCCGGATGACGTAATTCAAATCAGTGATGCCCTCTATCAGGAAGTCTTTGCCAATCCCGAGTTCGGAAAAGTCCGAAGTCAGGATGAAAACGGACTGCCGATCTTGATTGATCCGCCGGAATTGACTTCAAAGGAGAGAGCAAAGCAGGAACGCAGTTGGCGAGACAAACAGATCAATAGTGTTCTTTGGTTGCGCGAACGTCATCGCGACCAACTCGATCTGAACCAGACAGCATCGCTGACAACTGAGCAGTTTAGTGAACTGTTGATCTACATTCGCAACTTGCGCGACTGGCCCCAATCGGCAGCTTTTCCATCGCCAGAATCGCGTCCGGTCGTGCCCTCCTGGATCGCTGCACAGCCTCAGTAAACGCCCCGCACCCCGGGGCGTTTTCTTTCCCGGCAAAAAACATGTCAACACCCGCCAAAGCCCCTCCCCACGAGGGGCTTTCCCGTTTATGGAGAAACGAAAAATGGCAACCCGCCAAACCTACACCGTGCTCGTTCCATTCCCCACCGGCGGTGGGCACTGGTCGAGCGTCGGTCAAGACCTGGATCTGCTCGACGTCGAGGCCAGTGCGCTGCACAGCGCCGGTCGACTGGAACTGAAAACACCTACCACCCAGGCCAAAAAGGCCGCTGCCAAGAAGGCTGACTAACCATGGCTGAGGTTTTGAACTTCGAGCACAACGGCATTACCGTCAATGCCACCGAATCCCCCGAGGCCATGGGTGGCCTGGGTGACAACGTCATCGGTCTGGTCGGCACCGCGCCGAAAGCCGATCCGCTGATCCCGCGTAACGCCCCGTTCCGCATCAACAGCTTCACCACTCACGCGTTGCTCGATCCGACCGGTGCCGAAGAGGGCACGCTGTACCACGCGGTTTACCAGATTCTCAAAGTGGTCAAGGTGCCGGTGTACGTGGTGATCGTCGAGGCGGGCGCGACCCCGGCCGACACCGTCAACGCAGTGATCGGCGGTGTCGATCCAACCACCGGCCGCAAGCTCGGTCTGGCCGCACTGGGCAGTGTCCCGGAAGACCTGACCATCATCGGCGCGCCGGGCTTCACCGGCACCAAAGCGGTAGCCAGCGAGTTCGCCTCGTTCGGCAAGCGCATCAAGGCCCGTGTGGTGCTGGATGGCAAGGACGCGTCGGTCGCTGATCAAGTGACTTACAGCCAGGAACTGGGCGGCGCCGATCTCGGTTTCGACCGTTGCCTGGTGGTGCACAACATGCCGGCCGTGTACTCGAAAGCGGCGAAGAAAAATGTGTTCCTAGCACCGTCCAGCCTGGCGATTGCCGCGCTGGCCAAGGTCAAGCAGTGGGAAAGCCCGGGCAACCAGGTGACCTACGCCGAAGACGTGTCCCGCGTCGTTGAATACAACATCCTCGACACCTCCACCGAAGGCGATCTGCTCAACCGTTACGGCGTCAGCTACTACGCCCGCACCGTGCTCGGCGGCTTCTCGCTGCTGGGTAACCGCTCGATCACCGGCAAGTTCATCAGCTACGTCGGCCTCGAAGACGCGATCAGCCGCAAGCTGGTCAAGGCCGGCCAGAAAGCCATGGCCAAGAACCTGACCAAGTCGTTCATGGATCAGGAGGTCAAGCGCATCAACGACTGGCTGCAGACCCTGGTCGCCGACGAAACCATTCCTGGCGGCAGCGTGTACCTGCACCCGGAACTCAACAGCGTCGAGAAGTACAAGAACGGCACCTGGTACGTGGTCATCGACTACGGCCGCTACGCGCCGAACGAACACATGGTTTATCAACTCAACGCCCGCGATGAAATCATCGAGCAGTTCCTGGAGGACGTTCTCTAATGTTTACCAACCGCGTAAGACAGGCCATCGCGGCCACCCTGCAAGGCCTGCCGTTGTCGGCGACCGTTGAGGAATTCACGCCACCGAAGATCGAATTCGACGTGGAAGAAATGCGTGGCGGCCGTTTCATCGTCGAAGAAATGGCCAAGGGTGGCAAAGCGCTCAACGCCAAGCTGACCCTGCAGGGCCTGGGTGCCGAAGTCATGCTCGCACTGGGCGTGAAGCTGGGCGACGACATACTGCTGAACGTGCGTGAAGCCGGTCAGGATCAGGACGGCAACACTTGGTTCACCTATCACACGGTCGGCGGCAAGCTGAAATCTCTTGAAGAAACCGCCGTGAAAATGGGCGAAAAACCCAAGACCAACCTGGAGCTGTCCTGCCGCACCTACAACCGCCTGGAAAACGGCGTACCGGTGATCGACATCGACGTGCGCACCCAGAAATTCGTGCTCAACGGCGTTGACATCCTCGGTGATGCGCGTCGTGCGGTGCTGATGCCGTAACCCCGGCTTACAGGCAATCATAAAACCCTGTGGGAGCGAGCTTGCTCGCGAAGGCGCCAGGTCAGTGGCCATCAATGCTGAATGTCTGGCCG